TCTACTGAACCTATTTCAGTTTCTTCAGTTGAACCTAACCTAACATTTAAAGCATCTATGTATTCTCCATTTGGGACAAGGCGTTCATCAACGCCTTTATTCATTCGTCCTGCAATAAAATTTCTTTGTATGTTGGCCATATTACTTTATCCATTTAGCCTGGCCTCTTAAATTCATTAATAATCTTCCAGGATGTATATTGCTAATTCTAATTTTTGCATTTCTTAAAAGAGCTTGTTTTCTTTTTCTTGCTCTTGTTACTATGTACTCTTGAACACCTAATTTGGAATTTAAAATAGCAAACTCAATATATGCATATACATATTCTTCAAACATTTTATTCACAGTTATTTTACTGTTTTTCCCATTTTCCATCCCATCAGAAACATATTCTACAATACAAAACTTATCTGACATATCAGAACTAAAATTAATCACACCATTCTTGCTGTCAATTTTGAATGTAGCATTGAAGTTGGCTGTTTCGGTATTCAAACCAAATTGAGAACCAATGGTATAATCAAAATACCATAGACCATCGTAATAATAACCTTCTGTATTATCAAAAGGACTATCTTGATTTAAATAAATACTTTTTTTAACACCTGTTATTCTGTCATAATCAATTTGAGAAGTTTCAGGATTCAATACACTTCCATCTTCATCAAACAAAATCCTGTATTTATTGTCTTGTAAATAAGCGTCAGAATAATTTGTTTGTATATTTTCTGTAAGAGGTTTTAAACATCCATTTTCATACAAAGAGACTCGAACCCAGTTTACATAATCTGGTGGTAAAACATATTTTAAAGTGTCTGAAACTTGTAATTCTAATATTTTTATTTCCTTAAATGCATCATAATTTAACTCTTGGATTGCTCTTTTTGCATGAAATAAAACTTTAAATCTTTGCTCATTGTTAACTAAACTATGATTGCCAGCATACATTAACATAAAATTATTTACAATATCATACAAGCTCACATATTGATATGAGCCCCAATTTGCACTTTCAGGACTTAATCCCGAATTTTCATAATATTGATATTGACTTATATATGCCATAATTTATTATTTTTCATTTTGATTTTCTAATTGTTCTTGTGCCTGCCCAAATTGAACGGCTTGTATTTCTCTGATAGACATACCAGCAAACTGTAATATTTTCATAACAAGTGATGGTTCATCGTCTTGAGTCAATTCAAAATCTTGATAATCAGATTGAGAGTCATCAAATACAGGCTCACCTCCAGTTAAAGACACATAGGTCCATTTTGGGGGTTTAGGATACCTGATATATTGACATTGTACTGCGCCCATATTATTTATGGTGGCAGGAAAAATTGTGAGTTTACTAGCTTGTTGAGTGTATGCTGGAAACAAATCACTAGGAGCTGTAAGCATAGAGTTGTTAAGCATTGTTATTTTGCTATTAGTAACTTTTTCTGCTTCATTCACTACAGCATCATCATAAACCACATAGGTTTCAGGAGTTGCGGTAAAAATATCTGCTGATAAACCTAAATTAGTATTAGTAACACTAGTTACTGTTGCTGTTTTATTTGTTGTTGTATTTGACACTATATCGCCTATTTGTACTCCTGCACTACTAAATGTAGCTCCTGCATCTTGCAATTGATTAGCCACTACCGCTGTATTACTTCCACTAGCTAATAACCTTGTATAACATAATATCTTGTTTAAAAGATAGAAGTCATTACCCGTAGTTAAAGGACTAGGTGTAAAAAAACTATTTGCGCTATCGTGTATTAAAAAATCAGTAACAGAGAATATATCAATAACTTCTTCATAACCTTTTGTTATATCTGCATAACCCGTTCCTGATTGACGAGCATTTTCTTTACTTAATTGATAATTGTACTGATAAAAATAATCTTCAAAAATATCTAATTGAGCTTGTTTTGCAAACAAATTAAAATCAGATGGCGAAAGATATCCATAGTTGTTTTTATTAAGTATCGCCAGCACAGTATTTCTTACTGAATTTATCATATTTCAAATTCTTTATACAAAGATAACTAAAAAAAAAGAGGCTATTTTTTTTAGCCTCTTGTCTTTTAAAATCACTACAATAAATTATGCAAATGCAGTCATTGTAATAGATGTTACTGATTGTCCACTAGGGATAGCGACTGGTGTAACCGATTTAAGATTGGATGTTTCCGCAGAAATTACTAATGCATCTTGAATCGCTTGAACTAAAGCAAACGTGGAAGCAACTGTTACGCATCTTAAATGATGAGAAACTGCTCCTGCTAAATAGATATCCATTCTAGTTGCACTATTACGCTCCACATATAAACCTGATTCACACGGAATGTGTTCTACACCACTAGCTGTAACAATTGAAATATACTTTGCCATAATAAAGTTTTTTTTAATTAAACAATAGTACAAATATACGCAAAAAAAAGAGGTTATTTTAACCTCTTCTTCTTATAAAACAACTAATAAAATAATAATTATTCTAAATAAACATTTCTTTTATTATGAATAACACTTATTAAATATACAAAAATATTATTACTTAGCTTTCTTTTCTAAAAATTTTAATATTTCTACTCCTTCGTCTGATTTAAAATAACTACATAATATATCAATTGGGTCTTCACCATAAGGAATAGTCATAAGTTTTTTCTTATTAGACTCTAAGTTAAAGTAAACATCTCTTTTGTTATTTCTGAAAGATAAAAATTTGTTATCAAAAAAACTTTGCACAGTTGATTGAAGCTTCAACATTGGGTCGCTAATAGCTTCTAAAAATATCTTTGGCTGTTTTTTTGCATAAATTAATAAATCTCTTTTTAATTCAGCAGACGAAATCATTGATGGGTCTTGAGCAAAGAGTACTCTATATAAAGTTTCGGATTGCTCCATAGTTAATTCTTTAGCTTGCATCAATGCGTCTACCTCTAAATTTAAACTTTCTATCTCTACTTCAGCTGTTTTGGATTCATTTACTTCAATAAATCTTTTGCCGTTATAAGGATGATAGTGTAAAAATTTTTGTAAAACTTGATTTGTTCTAGGAACAGTTAAAAACCCGTCTTCAAAAATTACAGGTTCAACTATTGCATTTCCATCTTGTTCGTCTTCAAATGGAGACCTTTGATTTCTAGCATATCTTAATGCTCTGTTTTCTCCTAGTTCTTCATCAAAGTATAATAAAGGGAATCTTTTAGAGTTTCTTGTTGGCAACATAAAAGAAAGTGGTGCTGCCTCTTTTGTAAGTCTGTAGAGCTTGTCTACATATATTTCGTTTTTTTTCATTTGATTTAATTAAATTTTAAAATTAAAAAGAGGAGGTGTCTTTAAAGACACCCCTTCTTTTATTAAATATTAGTCTTCAAAAATGAAGAAGTTGTTTGCACCCATAGTACATACACATCTTTCAGATAAGAAGTGAACCTCCATAGCGTCTAAATCGCTATTCATAGCTCCACCCGCAGAACCTGTAATCCAAGTTTTGTATTTTCTATCTTCAGTTTCTGACGCTCTATATCTTACATGTAAGAATGGTCTTTTTGCATTCTTACCTAAGATTTGGTCATAAACAGAAGTAGAACCTGCTGGAACTAATAGTCCATTGATTGTACCTGAATTTGCTCCTGATGGTAAACCACCTCTCATTGTTGGGTCATTTAGATATTTCCAGTCAGACTTATAAAAGTCGTAGCCTCTTCTAAATCCAGTGAATCCTAGATTAAGAGCCATTTCTGAATCATTATCAAATAAACCATAAGAAGTACCGTTTGCTCCATAAGAATTTGTTGACGCTAACATATCATCGATATCAAAGCTGAAATCTCTGTTTAAGAAAATTACATTTTCTTCAATAGCACCTTGCTTATCTAATCTTCCAATAACTGAATCAAACTCAGTTAGAGTAGATGGGTTTCCACCACCCCATACATTTCCTCTGTTTTGTACAACATAGAAAATACCATCGGAACCTTTGTTACCGTATGTTGGGTTAGCTGATGCGTCAACTACACCTGAGTTAGCCTCAGCTGGAACTGCTTCAATCATTGCTGTTTCAAGATAATCATCAAATCTTAATCTTGTTTCATGCTCTGATTTTAGATACCATAAGTATCCTGTAGCACCATTTTCTGTAGTTACTTCTATCCACCCAATTTGAGCCATATCTGAACCACTTACTGAGTATTTATCTTTTATGATAATTGGTGAGTTATCAAAAATTACATCATCTGCTTCTAATGAACCAGACATTCCAACTGTACCTTTTTTAAACTCAGAACCATAAATAAATACTGTAACGTCAGCGTTACCTACACCTGTACCAGCGGTTACTAAACCACCTGCTTCATAAAAAGCTGCTGTAAATTGATTGTTAGTAACATCTACTGCTGTAACAATACCTTTGTTTACACCTGTACCGCCATTTTGAACAATAACAACTGTTTGTCCTGGTCTTAATGCGATACCATTGCTTGCACTGAATGCTGGAACACCTGTGTCATTTACTTGAAATGTAGCTGAGTCAGCAGCTGCTGATGCCGCTGAACCTACACTTGAGTATTTAGTGTGAAGTCTACCTTGTTCTGCCCATTTTACTAAGTCAGAATTTGAAGGAAGCTCCGCACCTACTAGTCTTAGAAACGAACTAATTGTTCTGTTTCCGTATCTTTCAAACTCCTTTTCATAAGTATCTGGTAGATACTGATTTAAGAAGTTAAAGTTTGTGATATAATTTGTAGCCAATGGCACCTGTTGTGATGATGGCTGCAAATCAAATCCTGGAGTTGCTTGAACTGAACCTGCCATAATTTTAAATTTTTTTTAATTTATTAATATTACTTTTTACTTTTAATGCGCAAACCTCGGCCTGAGCTTTGGTTTAACGCTCTAATTTGCACTCCATCCTTTTTTGCAATTTCAGGGGTTTTTCTATCACTCATATTTACATTTTTAATTTTACGAGTAACATCCTCTGTTGCATCTGAAAGACCTTGCTCGTAAAAAAACTTTGCAAATCTTTCAGGATTTTGTGCTATAGTCAATGCCTTATGAAAACCCTTAGCGTCTTCGAGTAAACCTTCTTTATTCATGAATTTTGTAAAAAATTTATTTACATCTGAATTAGATTCTTTTAACTCGTCTACGTTTGTAGGCTTGTAACTAACAACTTTGTCTTCATTTATTTTGAAATCAAAACCTTTGAAATCATTAAAAACTTCTTTCGTTTTGGTTAAAAACCAATCACGTTTTTTGCTAGTTTCTTCCTCATAAGTCTTAGACTTTTTTACATATTGCTGATATGCTTCTAGTGCTTCTTTGTCCTCTTTAGAAACTCCAACCGTTCTTGACTCAAGTGGTTGTTTATACATCTCCTTTTGTTCATTGAAAAACTTTTTAGCTTTTGCAATTGCCTTCTTCTTTGCTAACTTAATTTTTTTAACCTCTTTTTCCTCATCAACTTCCGCATCAAAGTCAAACTCACTGAGAAATATATCTAAATCTTCCTCATCTAAAGCTTGTTCAGTGGCTAAATAATATTCTTTTAGCAAAGACTCTTCATTCATGGAATTAAAATCTCTATTTAATTTAACATAATCGTTAATTCCACGTCCTGTTTTTTCTTTATAGTCTAAATAAGCAGCTACATCTTCTGGCAATTCTTTATTTTCTTCTTTAGTTTCAAAGAGTTGCTCAACAGAGTCTATCTGCTTATCGTATCTTTTTTTAATATATGAAAGAACGTCTTCCTCGTTTAACTCTGAGGATTGAGCTGGAGTACTTGGCTCTAAAGTTTCATTTTCTACTTTAGCCTCTGACTCTATTTTTTCTTCCACCTGAGTTTCCTCCTGTGGTTTATCTTCTGCTTTATCAAGCAGTTCTTGTTCAACTTCTTGAACAGATTTTTCTTCTACGCCATCTAAGGCTTTTACTTTTAATTCCATTTGATTTAATTTTAGTTACAAAGGTAATAATAAATATCGTTTATTTTTTTCAGCTATTTTGGTTCAAATTCTGCTAAATCGAATCCATCAAGTGAGTCTTCATTGGATTCAAATCTTTGAGGAGGTAAATTGTTTTTTCTCTGTGATATCAGCTGAGATTGTTCAGAATTTTGTTGACTGATTCTATCAGACTTAGCTTTTTCTCTTGACTTTTCTCTTTTTGACAAACCTTGCTCTGAAATATCTCTAAGCTGTTGATTGTAATCAAATTCTTGCTGCATCAACTGGCTTTTTAATACGGCTTCATTTTTTTGTTTTTCAATTTCAAACGCTATTTCTGCTTGTTTTAATTGAATTTTTCCTTGAATTTCAGCCTGTTGTTTTTGCATAGCAGCTTGTGAGGCCATTTGCTGAGATTGGATTTGTTGTTGAGCAACCATAGCTTGTTTCTTCATTTCTCGTTGCTGTAGTTGTTCTTCTTTTTGTTTTCTTTTTAATTTTAATAATTGGTTGGCTAATTTTATATTTTTAATTTCTCTAATATCTATAGCATCTTCTAAGTTAATATCTTGTTTTGAAAGAGCCATTTGAATATTCTGCTCTAGTTTAGCTTTTTCCTCTTCATCTGGAGCAACTTCAATAAAAATACCAAAGTCATATACATATAAATCGGATATATCATTAAGAATACTTACATTAAATTTTCCAATTTTATTTACAAAATCATCTTTAAAATCTGCATATTCTAATATATCAGCAACCCTATAAGTAAGTGCTTCAGATATACTTCTATATATATAAAGACTGCCGTCTAAAATATGTCTAGTAGCCGTGTTTGAATTTAATGCTGCTAGTTTTTGCAACCCAACTAAAGCATTAGCATCAGGTGTAGAAGCATCTCTTGCTTCATTTAAACCTGTTACTGTTCTAATCATATTGAGATAATGATTGTAATTTGTAATTAACATTTGAGTTTTTGACGCTCCTGAATTAGAAGTTAATTGCTGTATAGGAACTCTTGCGTTATTAAACTCACCTTCCTGCGTGTACGACCTACCAATAACAGAACCTGTTTGAAAGTATAATCTTAATGCGTCTTCAGGGTTGTAAGCGTTACCTGTTCCTAAATCTACTTCATTTAATCCATCTGCATCAATATATACCCCATCTGGTACCACTCTAGCAATAACTTGTTGTAGTTTTAAATGCGTCATTTGAATTAAATCTGTAAAAGGTATCATTCTTCTAACTAAAGACTCAATAACTCCTTTATACATTCTCGGAGCTACAGCAACATAATTAGGTAGGGCATGTTGACTTGCTGATTTTGGTCTAACCATATTTTGAGCTAACTCCCATTTTAAAATAATGTTTGTACCCATAACCATAACACCATTATACCAAACATCAATAGTTTTTGAAATTTTTTCAAATCTCCCTTCTTCCATCATTTCTTCAGGTGGATTAAACTGGTCGTCTTTTTCTATAACTTTACTACCTCCACTTTCTAATAATTTTTTCTTATAAACCATCTTTTTAGTGGTCTTATAATTAAAATACATTAAAGTACAAGTGTCTCTGTAAAATATATCATTTTCATAAAACTGCGCAGTATTATAATAATCATACCAACTTTGACTGTATTTGCTAATTTCTTCAAGTTGTTCTCTAGTTAATGTTGGGTCTATTTTTACCAGTTCAGTAATAGGTAAAGTTTTGATTTCACCCCAATAAAAACAATCTTTAAAATGAGGGTCTTCAGTATAACTATACACTACATTAGCTGGGTCTACATAAGATATTTCAACTCCAGCTCCTGGTAAGAACTCATGCTTAGCTACCGATATACCCAATACTGTTAAATCATAATCAAGCCTTTTTCTTAAATCTGTATAATGATTTTCCTCTAATATTGTATTAATTGCTTCTTCCTCAGCAATCTCAATAGCAGGTTTGTAGTTTAACTGCATGTATAATGAAAGTTCTTCATCAGTTTGGGGTAAATCATCTTGCGGTAAAACAAAAGGATTTACACCTGATTCTTTTTGTATAATTTCAAGTGTAGGTTTTGCAAGCATTTCTCCTTTTACTAAATCTTGATACTTGCTTCTTTTTGATTGAGACATTGCATCTTGCGCATAAGCTTTTACTTTGAAAAGCCTGTCAGACATTCCATTAACTACTATATCAACAAACTTCGGTATCACAGGAACAGGTGTCCAGTCTAAATTTAGATAAGACAAATCACCGTCAATTGCTAATTCATTTTTGTATTTTTTTATTGACTGCTCTCCTCTTGCGTATAAACGAAGTTTATGAAAATCTCTCCATTGATTATAATATCTGCACTGATTTCCATCTTTTTTAAACCACTCATATTGTATGGCTTGACCAATCTGTAAGCCAAATTCCATCGTAGCTTTTTCTGCGTCCGATACAAACTGACTTGGAAACCCTACAGATGAAATTTTTATTTTTACATCTTTCATCTGATAATCTGACTTAAATTGCCTGTATTAGTATACCTTGCAAAGTTAACTTTTATTTTTGACTCTTTTTTTTCAGGCTGATATAAATTCTTCTGACAAGCCATAATTGCAAGTCCTGAACTTATGGTTGCGTCAAATTTAGTTCTTTTATTAATATCGAACCTAGCCCAATCTTCTAAAGTTCTTGTAAATGGCATGCTTCCCATATCGTCTGTATCTCTAAATATACCATTTAAATCTATTCCAACATATTTTTCTATGTAAGACTCTACAGCCGATGCGTGAGCCTGTTTTACATCTTCACTACTATTGGGTATACCCCCTAACTCTCGTTCTGATTTAGATAATTTATTATATAATTTATCAGGTCTGTTCATACTAAAACCTCTATAGCCCCTATTTTTAAAATGATATAGTAATCTAGGTTTGTTATTTTCAACTAATATAGGCATACCATAAAACACACACGCCATCAATACTTCTTCAAAAAATATTTCAGCCGTCTGAGGTCTGGATATATATTCTAAAAAAAACTCATTAGACGGAGCTTCATCCATGTTAAATTTAGTCAAACCATGTAATGAGCCATTTGAACCTCTTCCGCCTACAGTACCTGATATATCATAGCTATCACAACCAAAAGCACCTATGTGTTCATTGCCAGGATATTTTATCCCTCCTCTATTAATTACATTGTTTTGCAAAGATTTATTTGGAGTCCATGAAATTAAAAACCTACCTCTTGTATCTGGAGTCCATATTACTTGTGTGTCTTTTATACCGTCTTTCCAATGAAACGAACCTTTAGTTAAAAAATGTTCTTTTATCATTGAATCATTATAATCTATTTGTTGATATAATTTTGTTAAGTTAAACAGCGAAGATTTACTTTCATCCCTAAATGCATGGGATTCAGTTCTAGGAAATTGCCTATAAAATTCATTTAAAGCATCAGCGTCATTTTTTAAAGAATCAACTTCGCCTTTCCAATAATTTATAGCTCCCTTATAAATATCCTCACCATCAACGCCCAGAACAGAATGTTCAGGAGTTTTCAAAACAGGCATACCATGTTTGTCTATAAACCCTTCCATATTCCACTCCATAGGTATAAATAAACTGTATAAACCACTTTTAGTTTGACCATTTGAATTTCTTAATAATGGATTTGAGTCATCATATAGTTTTTTAAAATTATTTCCTCCCTTATCTAACGCATTAGACGTTGAACCCATCATGCATTTACCTATAATTTTACTACCTAATCGCAAACAAGTTTTTGTAACACGCCAGTTATTTAAAATATTATTAGGCTTTATCCATTTTCCACTTTCATCATGTACTAATAATAATAATTTTTCACCGTCATAAGAGTTATCATCTGTGTTTTTCCAATCTATTGTGGTATCTAATCCATCCATTTCATCTTCATCTACTAAATACATATTTTTTTTTGTAATCTTAGACGCTGGAACCCTATATGCTAGTTCTGTCTTTGGTTTATCCATACCATCTTGAATAGGTTTGAAAAAAAATGGCAGTCTATTTGAAATAGGAACTACTTTGTCTGTGAACATTTTTTTTGCATCAGAACCTGTTTTAGAAAGTATACCTACTCTTGAATCTCTGGCTAACGTACCCGTGTTTACGCACTCAGATGAACCCATAAACGAAAATCCTGAACGTCTTATCTTTAAATATATCATTCCAAAACTTCTTTTGTCTGCCTTACAAGCCTCCCAATAAATAAAAAATATTCTATTTGCTTCTCTGTAATCGGGATAACCTACATCAATACTAGTCCATTGTAAATACATATAATGAGCTCCAGTAACATAAGTAGAAATACCTTTATTTTTAAACCAATATCCTTGTTCTCGATTGTCAAACTCTCCTTCAATATAATCAACCCATTGATTTTTAAAGTCACCAGGCATTTCATTCCATTGAAATATAGATTGTATTCGTAATAAAACTTTGGGAAGTTCATGTCTTTTCCAATATTGATTTTCTTTTTTTTTATGTCTTTCAAAACATTCTTTAGGTGTTTTGGGTAAAGCAATATGAAGACCACTAATATTGTATATGTCTCCAATCTCTCCAGATTTAGAAATTATAACAACATCATATTTAGGATTATATCCATAAATCCAGCTTTTGTTTCTATTTTTATTAGAAACTACTGATTTAGGAATATAGTTTTTAACTAAGCTATATAAACTATTTTGACCTTCTTTCTGCAAAACCTCTTTTTGTTTCTACTTTAACATTTGTTGTTTCATTACCTGACAGAGCTTCTTTTTCTTGTTCAATACGATTTAATATTTCAAACGCATCAAATATAGCAAGCTTCTTGGTAGCAGCTGCATTTTTTAATCTATCTGCTGCTAACTCATCTTCAGGGTCAGGTTTAATTATTTTCTCTTTAGCTACATCAATTAATTCTTTAACCGCTCTTTCTCCAGCTTTTATGATTTCTAGTTTTATTTCTTTGTTGGTCATAATAGTAAAGCAATTTGATGGTCAAACATTCTGTATAACTTTTCTCCATCTACTATAAACTCATATTCACTTTCTGGTTGAAAAGATATTTTATCACCTTTTTTTACACCCTTTAATTTAAGATAATTATTTGGATATTTCATAACACCCACTAAGGGCTCTTCTGAAAAAGGTTTAAATATATAAGAGTCTTCAGTAGAAACAGGTTTTACAAAACAATATCTATCATGAGCATGCCACTGGTCTTTATGTTTATACATAAAAAATTGTTCATTGTCAATAAAAAACAAATCGTCTTTAAAAAAACTTTTACCGCTTTTTTCTTGACCATGCATATCATAATAAAATTTAAACACATTATGATGTACTAACAAAGTATCGTTTATTTGTATAGGGCCTGAATAATTAACAGGAGTTGAAACTACTTGGGCATAACGATTTGAAAATTTATGGTCTTCTTGTGAAGTGCTTGTAATAAAATCTATTCCTGATATTTTTTTTGTATTATCATATCTTTTGCCATTTACAGGTTTTACAATAAACTGAAATGGGGATTTCATTAAAAATTTATATTATACTCTATAGAAACAGGAATAGTAGAAGTAAATTCTTTCCATAGTACTACAACATCTTTCTCTTCAATATAAATTTTAAAAGACTGTTTTTCAGAATCATACTTAATTAAATGTATAGTATGAGAATTATTTAATACCTTTTGACCTACTATATAGTGCATAGCACCTGATTTATAGTCAGGACCAACAGATATTTTTCTAATATCCATTACTCTTTACTATCTTCTTTTTTTTCAGTTGGTTTGACTTCTCCAGTTTCCAAATTCATAACCACATTATCTCCATATTTTTCTATCAACTTTTTTTCTTCTTCTTTAAACATAGCTTGAATAATATTTAAATTTTTAAGAACATTGTTTTTTGATATTTCAATATCTCCTAATTGGTTTTTTATAAGTTGAAAATCTTTGTTGAGTTTTTGTAGTATTTCTAACTCTTCTTTATTTAATTTTTGAGGTTTTTTTTCTGCCATATCTATTTAATTTAATTTTTACAAAGTTATGAATTTTTATTTATATAATATAAAGCACATCCATATAAGTATGATAACATGAAAAATAAAAATATTTTCATTATTGTTTTTTGAACATTGATGTTGCCTTTTCTGTCGTCCTTCCTCCGAAGTAGGCTAAAACCGTAGCCATCATGACCTTTTCAAAAGTGTCGTTCCAAACTTCATTTATATGAAATGGAACATTATCAATGCTGTCTAATATACCAGCAAATGAAAATATAACAATACACCATACTAAAACTAAAGGTCTTACATTTTTGCTCAACCAACTATCACTTGCTGCATCTGCTTGCCAACGAGAAGTTACCGACTCTAATTCTTTATTTTGCTGTTCATAAATAAGTTGTTGTAATTTAATTTTATCTTCATTGCTAACATCAGATTTACCAATAGCAGCTATAGCATCTTTAGGACTTGTAACTCCTTGCAATACGCTTCCTAGCGTTGGATTTATCATTCCCGCTGCTCCTAAAAGCAGTTTTCCTACTGTAGTATTTTTAAATTTCTTTTTTTCAGGCATTTGTTATATCTATATATTTTGTTTTACCATCGTCTCTTACGGCTTTTAAAATTCTGTTTCTGTTTTTATCTTCGCCGATATACGATACATGAACCCAATCAGGGTTTGTTTCTGAACCAAACTCCCAAATCATTTGGTCAAAATTTACATTTTCTTTTATCCAATAAAACATTTCAGCGTTAGTTTTATGACCATAAATGTCATCAATATCAATTGCAGATGCGCCACCTTTACAACAATGCTGAGATTTGGAACTTCCCCCAATAGCTTCATTGAGAGCTGGTGACCTGTACATGCTGTTGATTTTTATTGGACCACCAACCCATTCTCTGAGGGGTTCAAATACTTTTTCTGCTAATTGTTTCATGTTAGCTATTGCATCACCATTTGGTGTGTTGTCAATGCCTAATCTTAAAGCAGTAACCGACTTGGTTGCTTCCTTTTCAGAAATATGTTTACTAATCATAATTTATTAATTTGTGCTTGACCTTCTTGTAAATTGCATCTTAGACCTATTTATCCATTCTTGAATTTTTTCTGGCTCAATTTCTAACTTGAAAGATAAATCAGCAGCCCATTGCCCTTTTGGTTTTTGGGTTTTATTATCATATAAAATAATTGTTGGAACTGATTTTATTTGATTTTTGATTGCTGGGGGTTGGTCCTCTAATTTTACTTTTAATACTTCAACACCTTTTAATTGTTTGAGATATTTGTAATCATTATCAGAGTTCCATTTTGAATTTATATGTAGTAATGTCATATCTTGTGCGCTTGTTATTGCTGAAATGAATAGGACAAATATTACAAAAATTACATGCTTCATCTTTTATAAACTTTATCTTCTAATTCTTTTATTGACTCTTTATTGTCTAATATATCCTCTTTTAAACCATCTGTCGATTTTTCAATTTGTATTATGGTGCTCCTCACCAGCTCGTCTTTTAGCTGAAATTCCATTTTTTGAACAAACTCCTCGCCACTAAAACTATCAATCTTGTTATTCAAATCCTGTATATCACCCTGTAATGTAAACCACATACTAGCTAAAGAAATAGTTCCAGCTATGATGATTCCGATGGTTTTTAAGTCAACCTGTACATTAGTATCTTCACCTATTTTTGTTGCCATTGAGTTCTTGTGTTTTTTTTATTGTATAGACTATAGTCGCTACTAATAAAATTATTCTTAATATATCTACTACATAGTCTGCAAAAGAAAAAGCTAAAACTATTGAATTTATTATGTACAATCTTAAATCTTGCATTATCTTCCTTGACCTATGTAAAGTTTCTTATAATTCTTACTTCCTTTGCATTTGCTTGTTTTAGTTTTTGCATGAACACCTGGTCTTCTTTTTTTACTTTTATATCTATGTACAAATGTAAAACCCTTAGCCATTGGTATTTATGTATTCATAAACAATTTCAATATTACCACCTGAAGTGGTTTGATTTTCTTTTTTAAACATATAATACAAAAATAATGTATTTTTCTTAATCTTTTTTTATCATTTCTTTATACTCTTCAGTATTGTACTTTTCAAGCTTTTCTTTTTGCTCTGAAGTACAGCCATCAACGAACCAATCATTATTAAGTTGTATTTGTATATGTTCTATATTTCTGCAATATTCAAGATTTTGTTCTTCGTCTAAAGACTCCATCACTGAATATTTTTCGCATATATCCCAACTATCAAAACAATTAGTAATATGTTTTTGTACTTGTTCTGGTGTAAATTCTAAATCCATAATTATTTAATTTTTTGATTTTAATATTTCAATTTCTGCTTTTAATTCTTTTATTGCATTAACTAACACAGGAACAATAGCATCACTTGTTAGTTTTAAATTATCTGCATCTGTATTATCTACTATAACAGGATTTTCTTCCTCTAATTCTAAAACATCCTGTGCTAAAAATCCATATCTTTTTTTATTATCTGTTTCTTGTGTCGTTCTGTTTTTTCTTCTTTCGTAAGATACAGGCTTCAATTTGTTTATAAAATCTAAACCTTTATCTAAATTACTAATATTTGTTTTGTCTCTTTTATCTGATACAATAGTCCAAGCAACATTTACAGAAGCACTTGTGTGTGATTTGTTACCAATTTGTATTGAGTTATCACCTGTAGTTTCTTGTGCTAATGAATTCGTTACAGATGGATTTCTTCCAGCATTTTTACCGATTAATATATTGTTATCACCACTTGTTAATTCAAAACCTGCTGCATCTCCAATACATAAATTAGCTGTACCTGTAGTACCAGCATTTGCAGCATATCCAATAGCAATATTACTACCACCTGTAGTAATTTTATCTCCTGCTTCATAACCCATAGCAATATTACCACTTCCTGTTGTTGCGTTTCTTATTGCGTTCATTCCAACGGCAGTATTTTGTGTTGCACTAGTCATATTTTCTAATGATGACCTACCAATTGCAGTACTTGAATGTCCACTTGTAGCTTGTCTAATACTTTCCATACCAACAGCAGTATTGTTACTACCACTTTGGAGTTTACTTAACGCTATTCTTCCAATACCAACACAAGCATTTGAACTGTGAGCACCACCTGCTGAACTTTCGGCAGCAGCACCATATCCAATAAATACATTTGAGCTCCCTGTTGTCATATGAAAACCTGCTCTCCTACCAAGAGCAACATTTGCTTCGCCTGTGTTATAATATAAAGCTTGATAACCAATACCTGTGTTATATGCACTTGTAACATTATTTCTACCTGCTTCGCTACCACAATAAGTGTTTTGAGCCCCTGTAGTATTTTCATAACCAGTTAAATAACCCATACCAGTATTTTCGCTACCTGTAGTATTATCGTAAAAACTTGCATAACCAAAACATTGATTATTATTACCTGAAGTGTTATCTTCTAATGCACTATTACCAACAGCTGTATTTCTGTCTCCATCTACGTTTGAAAACAAAGAAAATCTACCCCAAGATGTGTTTTCTTGACCTGTTGTGTTTGCTTCCATAGCACGAAAACCACCTGCTGTGTTATAATTTCCTGTATTATTTTTTAAAGACCTATAACCAATAGCTGTTAAATTACCGCCACTTACATTTAATTGTAAAGACTCACAACCTATAGCTACATTTTGAGATGATGTTGTTGTAGTGGCACCTGCTTGGTCGCCAATAAATGTGTTACTATCTGCTGCACCTAACGAATCACCTGCTAAGTAACCTACTAATGTATTTCTAACTCCTGTCGTTAATGCAAAACCTGCATTGTGTCCAATAGCTGTGTTATAGTCGCCAGATGATAATGTATATAAAGTATTCGTACCAACACCTACGTTTTGTGTTGCAGCTTGTGCAACCCTACCTGATTTATAACCAATAAAAACATTTTCATCTTGTTGTAAGTTTTCTCCTGCATCACTACCAATTAAAATTGATTGATTACAGGTTGCTAACTGACCTGCTGCTCTACCGATTACAACGTTATGTGTTTGACCTGTTGCTGCACTAAAAGCTAATGAGCCAATGACTGTGTTATTACCGCCTGTTGTTAGAGCATCTCCTGCTTCGTGCCCTATAAGAACACATTGCGACGCTGTTGTTATTGCGTGTCCTGCGTTTCTACCAATTGCAACATTTTCAGTTCCTGTTGTAATATCACTTAACGCTGAATATCCAAAAGCATTATTGCTTCCACCTGTACCGTCATAATTTCCTGCATCATAACCATAATAAGTATTAGCTTTGTTTACTGACTGATAGTTATAAACATCTCCAACATTATTTACTATAAAATAATCAGCTGTGTCTTTTCTCAAAACGTGGTCATTACCTCTTGCACCGTATTCAATATTATTTGTACTTGCATTATCTCTAAAAGAAGCAAAACAATTTGCATCAGTACTTTCTCCATATAATACGTGGTTTTCACTACCTGATTTAACCGATAATATTTCACCTGCATATCCATCGTTGTTTTGACCAATAGCTACACCACCATCTGCTCTAACTGTTAAATTTTTAAATAAATTACCACAGGTGTCTCGTGTATGAAATTCAATATCACTATTATAAATTGCACTTGACCAATCGGCAGCAGCAGTAACCCTAATCATTGCACCTGTATTAAATGTGCCGTCGGTTGGGTCATCTCCTTGGAAGTTTATTAAACCAATAACATTTCCTTCATCAATAGTAGTGTCATTACGCCTTATAAACATTGTTCCTCCTGCTGGGTGTGATAAAATAAAGTCAGCACCTAAAGCTGTTATATCTCCTGTAATAAGAGGTACGCTAAAGGTTGCAGCTGTGCTGTTTAGAGCTAAAAAGTTAGCATTATTTGCTTGGTTAGTTAAAAAAATATTGTTTGCATTTATTGATAACTGTCTGTCTGATAATGAAGATATATGATTTACGTTAGTAGTTGAATTATGATAAATTTCATAATCTGGAAGAGCACCAAAATTTAATTTTTTATCATCTCCTAAATTTACATTCCCTGCAAAAGTTGTGTTTCCAGAACTGTCTGATATTATAAATTTCCTCCAATCGCCCCAACTAGTTGTAGTTCCCCTTCTTATAAACATATCGCCATTTGTTCCATCTGCACCAAAACCTAAC